ATTAGTTAATAAAAAATTAAATTTTTTTGAAAATAGAAGTGTAAACTATAGTAAAACATCTGTTATAACATCTAGTGAACAACATGAGGTGAGATTTGATGAAGAATTTTAAGATAAATATCATAGGTAGATTCGTTTGTTAATAAATAACTCTTATATACTTTTATACAGTCATGTATAATCTCTATTGTTAAATTTTCAAATAACATATCAGGAGAAATATAAAATAAATCAAAATTTAATAATCCTATAAATAAATAACTATATAAATGAATATCATTTAATATAGTTTTATCAGAATTTATATTTTTTGAAAAATATTTTTTATAAAGTTTTAAAATATCTTTTCCTTTTATAAATTCAGCTTTTAAAATTAAACTAGAAAAAACTAAAACCAATAATATTATTACTTCGACGTGTAGTTTATCCAAACTAAAATTATTTAATTTGATAAAAAACGAATCTAATAACATTATTGAATGTCCAACAATATACTCTGTGAATTTTTGTTCAATCTTAGATATATGAAATATTATCTCTATTATATTTTCTCTAAAATATTTATAATTGAGTGGCAAATTTTTTATTTCAATTATTTTTTCATTATTATATGTATCAGGTTTAATTAAGTTTATAAATTGTTCATCAACATCAAAAAAATTTAACAAATTTTTAAAATTAAAATATCTTTGTTCAGGATTTATAGTTAATAAACTTATTACTAAACATTTTTGAGTATGGTCTGTAATATATGTATTAATAAGAACTGATATATGATACATTGTCAAATGTTTATAAATATTTCTTAGAAAAAAATAAGGATCGAAAGATTTTGATTTTTTGTTAGTAAATGAAGAATATTTTAAGAATTTTTTAATAGTGCTTCTGTTTATGTTAAATAGTTCTAAAAGAGTTTTAATAAAATTTTTATCAGTTATAAATTCAAATAAAATAATTCCTAAACTCCAAATATCATTATATTTAGAATAAACATTATTTAATAATTCTTCAGGTGAAACATAAAATATAGTACATCTTTGATAAGATGTTTTAAAATAATTTTTATGCCACAAACATACACTTCCGTAGTCTACAATAGTTACTTTAAAATAATCAGAGATAGACTTGTAATTTATTAAAATATTGCCGGGTTTTAAGTCTCCATGTGAAATATTATTTTCTAAAAATAAATTAATAGTTGTAAAAAGTTGATTAAATATAGATTTAAATATTGACATATAGTTGTCTTTAAAAATATCTTTTAATTTATATAATTTTAAGCTGTTGAGTGTAAAGCCATAATTATCTAAATAAATTCTTGAAACGTTATTTTTGATAGAGATTTTTTGAGAGAAACTAATATTACAAGGAGGTGAAATAAATTTATTTTTAATTATTTTATAAAAAATAATTTCTCTTAAATTATTTTCTATTAAAAAAAAATTTGAATTTTCGATATATTTTATAATTTCAAATTCTTTATAAATAATATTTCCTTTAGAATAAACATTACCAAAACTTCCATTTCCTATTAATTTAAAATTAAATAAATTATTTTTTTCCATTTTATTTTAAATTAAATAAATAAATTTTTTTTTTCTCTTTTAATTATAAAAAAATGGAAAACGAACACAAAATAATTATTGTTATGTTAGCTGTTATCATCTATTTAGTTTTAGATAACTGTAAATGTAAAGATACCAAAGTTGAAGGTTTTAGAGGTGATTGCGGTACTAAACCTATGCCTCGTGAAGGTTATAGAGGTATAAGTTGCGATGATGACCCTGCAAATTGTGGTGGTTCTAGTTTTGCACAACATATAAGAAGATCAGATTTACCTACTGTTGCATTTTCTCAACACGTAAATACTCGTGAAGGTTATAGAAATGAAGATCCTCCAAAAGGTTTTACTGGTTTTGCACAACACATAAATTCAACTGATATTTCAGGTGGTCAATATGTAAGACATCACATTCGTAATAATTTAAAAAATTCTATGATTAATCATATTAATAATGGTAATTAAATATAAATAAGTAAATATAAATAAGTAATTATTAATTAAAATAATTTAATTAATAATTTTAATTAGGAATAAGATTTAATTTATTTAATTCTTTACTTAAATAACTTTCAATATCTTCATGTTTAATGGTATAAGGAACTACAATAAGACGAATTCCATTTTCTTTACATTTAATTTCTTTCATATAGTCTCTATATTGTTGATTTAAGAAAGCTTCATAATTTTTATGAAAATGAGGAACAAATTCATAATGTTGTCTTCCACTATACTCTACACCAAGTTTTAATTCTTCATTATATAAATCCAGTTCAAGATTTCTTTTAGTAACATTATTTTTAAAAGAGTCTAGTCTGATTTTAATAAAAGGTTTATTTAATATTTTTTCAACAACTTGTTTACAAATTAATTCTCCTTTACTTGATTCAAAAACTTTTTTCTCATTTCCAGTATTCGGGACGATTCCGGTATTATTAATATAAGTTCTTTTTTTATTAAAAATAGATTCGTCAAAGTCATTAACTTCATTGTCTATCTTGTTTTTATTTAAAAAATAAATTATTAATAAAATAATAAATAAAAATAAACTTCCATAAATAATTAAATAAATTCCATTTTTATTCCACCATCTTTTATATTGTTTAATGAAAAACATTTTAATAAAACACAAGAAAAAATATTTTTTCTTTAAGTATTTAAAAAAAGTATGTTAGAGATATTATTAAATAATTTTGATAATAATTCCTATTTTGACAAAGGATTAAATTATTATTTAACAAATGAAGATGACAGCAATCTTTTATTATTATATGGTCAATCAAATATTAATCAAAAATCAATAATTTCGAATCGTACAATTCCGATATCGTCTTTCGAACGCACCGAATCGTCTACATCAAAAAAAAAGATTAAATCTCCAAATACATATCCTAAACCAAATTATAAAGAGAAGACAAAAGTTAGAAAAATGGAAAAAAGTGTTTCATATGAATCATACTTTAATTGTTGATATAACTTCCATAGGAACATTACCTAATTTTACAATAGATGTATTATATTTTTTAATAATATCCATTAAATTATCCTTGTTAGATAATTGTATATTTAAATATTTCCAAAACTGTATTTCTCCTATTAAATAACTTAAAGCCTGTCCTGGATTTCCCAAATATCTTACTATCTGATTTTCGACTATATCATCGCCGAACTTTGTATATTTTTGTAAAAAATCAAAAGCTTGTTTTTTAGACCATCCGTAATAATGTAAACCAGTATCAACAACTAATCTACAAGCTCTGTATATTTTGTTAGTTAAAAATCCGTATCTTTCTTCATCAGTTATATCTTCAAATGTATAAATTAAAGTTTCTGCATATAAAGCCCAACCTTCCGAATAAACAGTAAAATCATTCCAATTTTTTAAAATTTTAAGACTATTAAATTTTTCTTCATAACAAGCTTGAAGATGATGTCCTGGTAGCAATTCATGAGCAACAGTTGATAGAATAGTCCATCTTGGTTGAGAAATATAATTTGTAGTGTTACAATAAAATGTTTTAGTTTCATGAACATAATGATCACTTGCATCTTCTTGTCCATCTTGAATGTCTTCTATATAATAAGTTAGATCAGGAAGGTCGTTAAAATATTTAGGCATTAATTTTAAAAGTCTTTTAGCACAATCTTTATTATATTCTAAGTATTCTTCTCTTGATTTACAGTACTTATCTTCAGAGAAAAGATCTTTATCTTTCATTCCTTCTCGTAAAGTTATCATTTGATTATTTAATTTTTCAACATATTCTAGACCTATAGAATGAACTTCTTCGGGAGTTAAGTCAAGAGTAGTATAATTTTTAACTAAAGTTTTATAAAAAAACTTTCCTTCAGAAGTAAGAGATAAACAACTATTTTCTTGTGATAAAGGTAAATAATCGTTTTTTATAAAATTATTATATTTAATTAAAGATGGAATAATATATTTTTTAATTAATTCTTTAAAAATAGAATTTTGTTCCGTAATTTTAAAAGCATTATAATAAATACACAAATCAGAAGTGATAGAATCGGTATTTGAACAGTTCTCTATAACAATAGACAAACTTTTTATAATAGATTTTATGACATCTGTTGAACTAATAATATTAAATTTAATACCTTGTTTTAAAATAGATATTTCTTGATCAACTTTTTTAGGAAATTGTTTAAGTCTTTCTAAAATATCTTGAATATCTTTAATTGATTCTTTTGGAGAATAAAGTAATAAATAATATAAATCAAAGTGAGGACCTCCTTGAACTTCGAGATAAAGAGTATAATATTTATAATTATTTTCTAAATAAGAACTTTCAAGTTGAGATATCATGTTAGAAATAGTTGTTTTAATGATTGAACTCTCAAAGGGATCTAGAATTTTGTTTTCGAATCGTATATCATCAAATTGAGTAGATAAAAATTCTTTTTTAAGATTTTCGATATCTTTTTTGTGAGATAAAAAATATTCAAATGAAACATTATCTAATTTATTATTAAATCTAAAATCATTATTAACTGTAGCGAGTTCAGGAAACCAACTAGCAAGATTATCAATAAATTTATTAATAAACATATTAGAAGTTTGCGTGTTTAAAAAATTTTCGTTTGAATTTATGAAACAAACATTTTTTAAGTATTTAATAATCATAAATATTATAATAATATAAAAAGTTAAATTTATATTATTCATTTTTTTAAATATCTAGAGAAAAAAATTAAAATTAATAAAGTTTATAATATAAATAAAGTGATCCAATTATAATAGCAGCTACAACAAGTTTAGTAAATTTTTCATTTTTAGTTTTTTTAGTAATATATTTATAACAGATAGGGTTGGTTAAAAGTAAGAATAAAATAACACCAATACCTCCTAATCTTAAATTAAAATTCATATCCTTAAATTTACTAGGATCTTTTGGTTCAAACAAAGGAGTTAATAATTCGATATGAGTTGGAGGAGTATTTTCATCAACAGGAAGAGAATTAATTTTGTCGCCAAAAGTAGACATTTAAAATATTTTAATGATAATAAATAAATTTTTTAAACTAAATAAAAAGAAAAAATAAAATTTCTTACTTAATATCTATTTTTAAATTAAACAAATTTAAAGTAAGAAATTTTTTTAATAAAAATATAATGTCAAAAGATAAATACGATGATATAATTGAAGAAAAAAAATACGATTCATCAGAAGATGAAAATGAAGATGAAGAATTTCCAATAATAAATTTAATAAAATATTTTAATACAAATAATATTTCAATTTCTGGAATATTATCATATGAAAGTAGAGTTATTTTTATATTTTTACATTACTTGAATAGTGGTTTAGATTTACTATTATATATTCCTTCTAAATATTATATAAAAGTAGATAGTAGTGTTAAAAATTATTTACATATAAGTTTAAAAGTAGAAGATGAAGAAGCTCCTCATAATAGTATTTTTATAAATAGCAAAGTAACTTTTAATAGAAAATTATATGAAGACATGTTTAATAGATATAAACCATTATTAGAAGAATCTTATTATAAAATATGTCATATAGATAAAGAGTTATTAGTTTATATAAATAGATATAATGATATTGAAAGTTATTCTTTCAATAGTCCTTTTAACAAAGAAGGATTTTATTATATGATAGATTTGGAAAATTTTTATAAAGTATCAACAAATATAGAGAAAGAGTTAGCAAATATAGATATAATGTATACATCTAAAATATATAAAACAATAGATATAGAATTATCAAATATGAAAATAGATATATCAGAAATAGAAAATGAGTTAAGAGGATTTTCATCAAATAAAAAAATATCACAATATACAGACAGAATGAAAAAAGTTAATGAAGTATTAAATAAGAATAAAAGTATAAATAAGAGTGTTCAAGATTGTACAATGTTAATTTCAAAAATACGCGAGGATAATTTAAAAAATATATTTGGTATGGAAATGATAATAAAATTTTTAAAAGATTATAAAGAGATTATGAAAAAATAAATTTTTTTCTTTTTTAATAATAAAATGCCATTAACAGACAATCAAAAAATCTTATTAGCTTTATTAGCTGCTTACTTAATTTATAGATATTCTAAAGGTAAAGAAGAAGGTTTTGCAGTAGCTCCAGGTCCTAATCAAGCATATTGTAGTCAATTTACTTCACAAAAAACATGTTATCCAGGAGGAACAAAAGGATATTGCAATTGGGTTGGAGGATCTGCTAAAACTGCTTATTGTAAATATGGTAAATAAAGTATAATAAGTTTAAAG